CAAGAATATAGGAGTGAAGGCGGCATTGCGGAGCTGGGAGTACTGGGGCTGCACCGGAGAACCGGGCAGACAGGACCCATGGCCACACAAGCCCGATCTTACCAAGAGTGCCTGGCAAGGCGAACTGTGTGTACCGTTTAAGCAGCTGCAACACAGACAACGGCATTTCAGAACCGGATGATTCTGCATACATCGTCGTCAAATTGGGGGAAGGTGCATCCCCAATGGTGTCACAGGCAATGGTGCCAACATTTACTAGGTCGTCCTGACCTTGAGTTTCGAACTCAAAACCCTCCGTGAAGAAGATCTCCGTTGGGGGTTCAATGGGCTGTTGAAGCTCAAAGTCTTCACCCCCCCGCACATAAACTGAGCAGACGACAGTAGTGCCGACTGTTTCAGGGCCCTCCAATGGCGTTATAGCGTGAACGTACATTGTGGCCGCCGGTAGAGTAACGGGGAGGTAGTTGAGAGGGATCATAAAAGGAAAGGATAGGCAAAACTCGGTGCCTTCTGCCAAATCGATAATCTGCCTATGGAGGTAAGCAGAATCGAGAGTGGACAGTGAGGCCGGAGCGTTGCCTGGAACTACAGAAATCTGGAGCTTCCCACGATGAAAAGAAGTCTTTGCAAGTTTGACCATCACCTCGATGGAGCCGCGGTAAAGGGCAAACATGCTTGAAAGCCAACTAATCGGTGTTTGGAAAATCTGAGTAGGACCAAGAGTCACGCGGAAATTGACAGGTGTCAATGGCAACGTATAAATGCTAGTGGTCAAATCAGAAGTCCTAGTGTAATTGAACGTTCCTAGGTATCCAAATTGCCGCTTGAGATAGGCGAGAGACATTTCATCCATACCTGCTGGACTATGAGTGTCAGAGAACCTGAGCTTGGCCTCAGAAGTCAAAGCAAGTGAATGAACTGCATCAACACCATCACAATTGGCAGTAGTTCCGTGAAGATTGCTATACATCCTCTGGATATTACCAGGAGCGCTAGGCTTGGAAAAACCTAGTGCCGAAGCAATACCAGCTGCTGCATTCAGCGCCCAGGAAGTGGCGCCAGCGAACGGTGCAACAGACGGAATAGCAGTCAAAACATTAAAGGCGGCGGATGCCTTTGAAAAAAAAGAAGAAATGGGACGAACTTCAACGTCAGTAGAAGCAACCCGAGCCTTGCGACCCTTAGGGGCGGACAGAGTCTCGGGCCCCTGAGTTTCAAAGCCTTGCGTTACGATGGGTTGCGACGACTGCGAGAAGAGTTCCACATCTTCATGCCACATCCACAGGCGCCCGCCGACCGCCTGTGTGCCATCTGGACCAACCGACAGTGGAGACGCGACCGCGAGAACGATCCTCCCATGCGATCGGACGGGAAGACCGGTCATCTCGATGAAGTGCGCAATCGAGTTGTACGGAATGCGCAATTCCACTGCGGATTCGTTCGCCTCAATATCAACTCCAGGGAGCTGAGAAATGGACACGAAATCAAACAGATGTTGACGAAATTTGTTTCGCGAAATATCTGCTGCGGGATAATAACACAACCGCAACCGTCCAGAGTGAAAAGGAGTTCCGTTGAGTTCAAGCCTCAGCACAACAGTGCACCGAAGGCCCAAATAACCACGGACTTTCTCCCGCCACATAGGGACGGCCGAAAAATATGTCCAAGAATCAGTCCCAACACCAACTCCATTGAGAATGAGCCCAGTCGCCATGGAGGTGGTCCAATTGAAATTGGCCACAGCGACGGGCTTAGAAAGATACGCTGCAACTTGAGAAATCGAGTTGGGCGTATAAGACTCTATAACCTCCGGTTGAAGGGAGGGCAAATCAGAACGTTGAACTGCAGAAACTGGATGTGAAACGTTAAGCGCAACAGTTTGATCTTTTTGGGTGTCCTCAAGAGTGGACAGTTTTTGATG